AAGGACACCGCAATAATGGTGGTGCAGGAAGTGGCAATGGAGGCGGTGGTGGTGCTGGTGCTAGAGGTGGTGTAGGAAGTAATAATGGTGGTGGAGGTGGTGCTTCTGGATATATTGTATCTGGTGGGTTAGGTGGAGAGGTAAAACTTCTCTCCAGCACTACTCTTAGAGATGGAACACGATCTGGTGGTAATACTGGTGTTGCATTTATTTCTGTAGAAGCATACAATGCAAGTGATGATCATACTCCATTGATTCCACCTATAAATCCTGAAAATACAGAAAAAACTGTTGAATTCTATGTATCAAGATCTGCTGCTGACAGTAACACTGTTACTTTCACGAAACGAAGTGGAACTGGTCCCGATCAAATTACCTTTGGTCCAAATGGTGGGTATAATGTAACGGCTCAGATAGGTACTGGTGCTGTTTATGAAAGAACAAGTTCTACAAATAGTGGTCCTGGTAGTTTAGCATTTAGACTTAGTGGAATTACTCTTGAGTTAGATGATAGACAAGGTGCTGGTAGTGATAACGATTTTACTGATTTGAGAATCACTCCTAGGCAGGGGAGATTCACAAGTGATTCAAGGTGGGCAGCGGACTGGTAGTTGTATAAATAAACATATAAAAATAAGCGGGGGAGAGTGAACCCGAATGGCAGTCAATAAGAATTTTGTCGTTAAAAACGGGTTGGAGGTCAGTACCGACCTCATTCTTGCTAATGCCGATACAACTCAAGTCGGTATTGCAACGACAGCTCTAGAATACACTCTCCATGTAAATGGTGGGATAGGTGCTACTGACTCTTATGTCACTGGCGTCTCCACTGTAGTTAGTGGATTAAATGTTGGTGCTGGAGGCACTAACTTCATTGTTGATCCAACCATAGGAATTGGATCTGTAGGTGTAGGAACCGCATCTCCCGCATATTTACTTGATGTTCGTTCGTCAGTTTCCACTGGACAAACAGCACTTTATGTTCAAGGTGATGTCAGAGTCACTGGTGATCTTAACGTTGATGATATCACTTTTGATGATGCAACACTGGAAGACTTAACAGTCACTAAGACTATTAATGTTACTAGTGATGGAACTCTTAATGTTACTGGAATCACTACCCTTGCCTCATCTGGTGGTATTACAACCACTGGTGGGGATCTTTATGTTGGTGGTGATTTATACGTCCATGATGATATTGTATATGATGAAGTAACTGGTAGAAACCTTAATATTACAGGTGTTGCTACCATTGCAACATTAAATGCAGGTCACGTCGGTGTTATAACTGCATCATCAGTTGATGTAGCGGGTCTTACGACCACAAAAGATCTTTTAGTTACTGGTGTTACTACATCAACTGACAAAGAGATTTATAACCAGTTTGATATTACTAATAATGCATCAGGTGCATATGAGTTTGCTGCAACTGGTATTGGATTTACTGAAGCAACAGATAATCCTACCCTTTATCTGACGAAAGGAAAGAATTATCGTTTTTCTGTAAATGCATCTGGACATCCATTCTACATTAAAACTGTCAATTCCACTGGAACTGGCAATGCATATGGAGATGGCGTAACTAATAACGGTGCCGCAGTAGGGATCATTACCTTTAAGGTTCCTTATAATGCACCTGATATCTTATATTATAACTGCTCAAACCACTCTTCAATGAACGGAGAAATCCGTATTGGAGGGGCAGGTGCTGGCGTCGGTGTTGGTTCTGAAGGAACTTTCATTGGTGTAGGTGCAACAATGATTGACTTTAAATCATCAAATGGCAATAATACTGTTGACCTTTCAGCAGGTATTGCAACTGTAACGGTTCAAACCGGGGTTTCACTTGGTCTCGCAATCGCTCTTGGCGGTTAATTTAATAAATACTCATAACACTTAAAGGAAGATGGCAGAAGCTTTTTCAAATGCAATAGCAAGAGCAGCGGGGATTGTGACCACTTATAGTGGTAGCACAGTTGCAGCAGGAAGCACAGCAATCACTGTTACTGCTAACACCGGTATTGGTGTTTCTGACTTGATTGACAATGCACACTTTATTGCTGGAACGAAAGTTCATTCTATTGACGGAACCACGATTTATGCTGATCGTACCTCCACAAACTCAGCAAGTGCTACTAGTCAGACTGTAAGATTTCTTGGAGCGACGACGGCATATACCTCACCTTCTGCTACGAAGAGTATTATCATTGGTGGAACATTTGCAAATAATACAAGTAACTCCGTTAATTTGACGGTTGAAATTTACGATAGCAGTGTTGGAGTTACTTCAACGGGATCTGTTGCAATCGCAAGTAAGATTCCTATTCCTGCTGGAAGTTCTTTCGTTATCTCTGATACAGGTAAAACCCTATTGGAAAGTGGAGATCAACTTGCCATTTATTGTGATTCTGAAAACGCAATCGACGCAAGTCTTAGCATTTTGACAGGAGTTAGCTAATGCCAGATAGAAACGGTTATATCGGAAGAGCACCTGCTGACTCAGCGGTCACAGTTGCAAGACAATCTTTTAATGTTAGTGGAGTTACAACAGACTTCACTTTCAGTTCTGGATATGTTCCAGGTTATTTTGATATCTACATCAATGGTGTAAAACAGATCGAAGGAAGTGATTACACTTCCTCAGATAGTTCTACATTTCATATCTTAAATGGTGGTGCCGATGATGGCGATGTCATTGAAGCAGTAGCATATAAAGCATTTAATGCAGCTGCTGTTACTAATGCATCAGACCTAACTGTTTCTGGAAACCTAACAGTAAATGGAACTGCAACCTTTGCTGGTGCAGGAACATCAGTCGGTTTTGCACGGACAGCATTTAATCTTAGCGGTAGTCCTGACATCACTGTTAGAAATATCACTGGTGTTGGTGCAACCTTTACGGGTGTTATAACTTATGAAGACGTTACCAACGTTGATTCTGTCGGTGTTGTAACTGCTCGTTCTGGTCTTGTTGTAAATGCTGGCGGTGCTAATATTGGTGGCGGACTCACAGTTACTGGAGTTTCCACTTTCTTTAATAATGTTCAGTTTGGTACTGCTGGTGTTGGTGGAACAATCACCCCAGCTGGTAATGCAGAATTTACTGGTATTGTAACAGCATCTGATGGTAGATTAATTGCTGGTGTTGGTATCAACTCTGCTGGAGCAATAATTGGAACTGGTATTACAACACTTAACTTTATTGGCACAGGTAACACCTTTGCAGTAAATGGAACCACCATGGACATTAGTATTCAAAGTGGCAGCAGTGGTGGTGGAGATTCTCTTGATGTCACTGCATCATTATTCATCTAAATAAAGGAAAAACAGTAAGATGGCGCTCAAGAAGACACAATTATTAGATATCACGTCGGTCACTGGTATTGCCACGGTTGGAATTTTGACTGTCGGAGTGACTGAAACTGCTGGTGGTGTTGGAATCGCATCCACCACTTATGTAAAAAATATTATTATGCACAACACTGGTCTGGGAACTGCCAGAGTTTCTGCATATATTAATCCTAACACTACTCCAATCACAGGATATGGTGTTACAGAAAATAGATTTTTGAGAATTGACCTTGCACCAAACGAAACAACATTCTTTGAATCAACATATCCAATTGTATTGACAAATAGGGATAGTCTTTCGGTTGAAGTAAATGCACCAGATGAGGGTGGAACTGGTATTGGTTCTGCCGTGAACTTCATTGTCAATGGCGACACGGATGTCTGATCATGGCTATTAAAGGTTTTAATCAGAGCGGACCAAGTTTTATCAACAAATTTGGTAGAGCTGCTAATGGAGATTCAACCGGACTTGATTCTGTAAATGCAGCGCCTCCTGATGCGGTCACCCCGATGGCAGCAACTGGTGGTGTCATTAGTGATTACACGGAACCTGGTGGAAACATTTATAGAGCACATATTTTTACATCATCAGGCACTTTTACGGTAACAGAAGTAGGAGAAGGAGGTCCTACTTCAGATGCAATAGAATATCTCGTTGTTGCTGGCGGTGGCGGTGGCGGTGCTGAAGGAAGTCAAAGAGGTGGTGGCGGTGGTGCCGGTGGATATAGAACGAATGTCCCCGCACCAATCGGTCCTGGAAACCATACTACCACTAATCCATTTCCAGTAGCAGTAGGTTCATACAACATTATTATTGGTGCTGGAGGTGGAGGGGGAGATCAGGCACAAGGTTCTGATGGAGGAGATTCACAGCTTGGTCCACCATCGCTTGCAGAAAGAATCATATCCAACGGTGGAGGTGGAGGAGGACAAGGAAGTCAAGATAGTCCTCCTGCAAACGAAGGTAGACCTGGTGGTTCAGGTGGTGGTGGCGGTTCTACTGCTAGTCCAAGTGCCACCGAACCTGGTGGATCTACAGATTCAGTAACAACACCATCTCCATGGCCTGGACCTTCTACTCAAGGTTTTGCTGGTGGTAATGGACAACACGTTAGTGGTAGTTGGGCTGCTGGTGGTGGCGGCGGTGGTGCTGGTGAAGCAGGTAAAGCAGGCGCAAATCCAAATACCAATAGTAGTCATGGTGGTGATGGACTGAGTAACTTAATCGCTGGACCAACTAATACTGGCGTAGGTGTGGCAAATCCAACGTCACCAGGAAGATGGTTTGCTGGTGGTGGTGCGGGTATTCACTTCTCTCCAGGAACTGGTAATGGTGGAGCTGGTGGAGGAGGTTCCACAAGTTATCCTGGTGATGGGGATAATGGAACTCAATCGACCGGTGGGGGAGGAGCATGTGGATATAATGGAGGTAATGGTGCTTCTGGTATTGTCATTGTTCGTTATCAAATCGGTTCAACAGAAACAAGTGATGCAAGAGCAACAGGTGGCAATATAACCTTCTATAACGGCAAAACTATTCATGCGTTTACAGGTTCTGGTACATTTGCGACTGCACCAAACTGGTCCGCAACTAATATAGAATATGTCGTAGTTGGTGGAGGTGGAGCTGGTGGAGATGGAGGATCTCCTGGTACTGATGCTCATGGTGGAGGTGGTGCTGGTGCATATAGAACAGGCACAACTCCAATAGGAGCACATCCAGTTTCTACAACCATTCAAATTGGTGGTGGTGCAGCAGGTACTTATCCTGCGGGAGCAGGAACTCCGTCATATCTCGGAACACCCATTACTTCACCTGGTGGTGGATCTGGTGGTGCAACTGCTAGTGGTATTAATGGTGGTTCAGCTGGTGGTGGATCCGCTTCTAACGGACCACATTCAGGAGGAACTGGTTCTGGAGACACATTCCCTGGAACAATAGGTACTACTCCATCAAATGGTTGGGGTAATGATGGTGGTAGTGCTCCATCTGGTGCTGGCCCTGGCGGCGGCGGTGGCGGCGGCGGTGGTGCCGGTGCTGTTGGTGCTAATAATGCTGGACCAGCAAATCCTGGTGGAGCAGGTGGTGCAGGTATGCAACTTCCATCTACATTTAGGGATCCTGCATCAGAATATGGAGTTCCTGGACCTACATCGGCATATACAAACGGCGATACTTCAGGTAAATATTGGGTCGCTGGTGGTGGCGGTGGTGGAACTTGGGGATATCAGGGACCACAAGTACAAGCTGGGGGCGGCGGCGGTGGTAATGGCGTCAGTTTTGCTGGTGGCGGTCTTGGTGGACTC